GTCAAGAAAGATGACATTATAGGATCCGCCTCGGACAGCAGATGAAGAAGTAGAGTTAGACGAAATCTTGGAGCCATTTTCGAGTTCTAGACTACCTTTGTTCCATGATATAATACCCTGTTGCATCCACTTTGGCAAGTTTTCGTAGGCAAGTTGTAACCTACCAAGAAGATCTCTTGCCGTTGATGCCTTGTTCGCCAGAATAGCTATATTAACATTATCGTTGAATACAGCATAATGTAACAAATATGAAACACAAGTAGTTGACTTACCCGTCTGACGGGGCATTTTACAAATATTGAAACGATTCTTATGAAAGTTGTGGATTAACTTTTCTTGAAATGGGTACATGTCAAAAGGAACTAATCCATGATCAAGAGAAACAATTTTAATGTAATTCTTTGCAAAATATACAGGATCCTCTTTACACTTTAAGAACTCAATAATTTGATCTTCTGTAAATTCAATCTGTGTGTTCGCTTTTTTGAGCAGAGGATTGCCCAAATAGACATCGTTAGACATAATAAATTACCTACTAATTTCTTCCCAGTCCATTGATGCGTGAATATCGGCACCGTTAGAATCAGTAGCACATACAATAGAAAGTTCATAAGGTGTTCCTGTTAATGCATCCCTTTCTAACTGGAACTTAAATAATGCTTCTTTAAGAATATCTACTGGTGTTGAACCTTGATTAGAACCATACAGATATCCAGATGCTAGTATTCTTCCACCAGTATAAGTTCCCCCATTAACTTTATATTCAACAGCACTATCGAGACCAGCATCAGTCCAAGTTCCACTATCAGATGTTCCAGTTGCTCTTACTTGCCAGTTATAAGTTGCATTATTTGTAATACCAAGAATTGAAAGTGCAGTTAGAATTACAATTGCATCCAATCTATTTGGTGTTGCTTTAAGACGAATTGATAAAACAGTATAATAAGTTCCTGCTGTTGTTAAATCGACTGGTGTTTGAATAGGTGTTCCAACCGCTTGTTGTAATCCACGAAGTTCATAACCACCTTCTGAAATTACAGTAGAACAAACTTGTTTTAATGTGCTCGCACTCGTTGTAATTCCAGTATTTGCAATCTCATACCTCAAAGGTAATGATGCTGTTGTGATATAAGTTGTATTGATAAGATTTGCGTGATGGAATGAGTGGCAATGAATAAACTTACCATCAATTACAAATCCTAGTCTTACCGTTCCAAGTCCCAACCATTCAATATCCATCCACAAAATCTGTGCTTTGCTAATATTTAATGTGACACCAGATGGATTTAAATATCCAGCACCAAGCATGGTATCAACGTTCCAATCTGCTTGTGCTATTCTTGTTTCTGTTGCAATTCCTGTAACATATGTTCTTTCTACAAAATATAAATTACTTCCATCAAGTTCCAAATACATTCCATTATTTGCACCATAATATCCTACTCTTTGGCGAAGATTTGTTTTTGTTGGGTTGAATACAAATGTATTTAATACTTGTAATGATTTTCCTGGTTGATAAGCAAATACTTTTGTTGTTTCTCTGATGACTGATGCGGTGCTTCCTACACCAACAGTCATATTAATCAAACCTTGTGCAGTTGAAAATCCAACTGTTGAACCAGTACCAACAACTAAACCACTCCAAAGATTATTATCTCTATATCTGTGCGAACTATCAAAAAGTGTTAATGGACTTGAAGTTCTTTGTCTACCAAATGCATCAGTTGATGTTGAAGGTAGAGTAACTGATACTGTTGATGATGTAGAAATTCCCACTGTTCCAGTAACTGGAAATGGGTTATCAAGTGTAACAACCTCGCCATTTTTATTGGCGATCATATTAACCTCAAAAAGAGTTCTTTCTTGATTTAGAAAGTCCTGCTCATTTTTATTAAATTGTGCCATTAATCACTCCATGATAATCTTTCTGGTTGATACCTTTGCGAGTTTCTAATTCTAGAAGTATTTAACTGAGAAGGATAGACGTTATGAACAATTGCTCCAGGATACTCTCCTTGAATCTGTTCCGCAAGTTCATTTTTAGAAAGCATCCTTCCTTCTACTTCTAAACGATAAATTTTTCCTTCCCAAACAATGTCCGCAAAAAATGATTCACTTGCTTGTTCAGGTTGAGGAGAACCTACGTTTAATGTTCCGTTAAAATCACCATTAATAGTAATATTTTCTGAAATAAACTGTTGAAAACTTTTCATTTTTTTACCATTTAACTTTGTTTGCCCAATAAGCAGCACTCATTTTTCCCCTTGCAATATTCTTTGCGTGTCTGGTCTTAAATCTATTGCGACGACTTGCATACTCTTCGGACTCTCCTTTTTTCTTTGGAGATCCTTTGACTCCTCTTTGACCAAAACGAATAATCTTTTCTTTACCTCCTTCGCACGCTTTTACAACGTGAGATTTTCCTGTGAGTGAATCACCCACAGGATCAGACTTTGGGGAATTGCACTTCATTTTCGACTTTTCAATTTTTTCCATAAAACATCTAAACGTTTTTTCTTCGGAAACAGATTGTTGTTTGCTTCCTTTCCAAACACCATTATCATTAATAATTGGTTTCATATGATCTGGACCAATTATATCTACAATATTTGCAAAAGTATTTCCATTTGCGTCTTCGATAGATACTGATTCTTTATTAATTTCTGGAAGTTTTGCACCTGTTGGTCTAGGTTCCTTTCCTTTTGGAAAAACTCTTTTTCCCTTTTCTTTTGGTAAAATTGGACCAGACTCAACACTCTCTACGTTCATCTCACCACTATCTACATAATCCGCAGCAGCATCCAAATAATCTGCTGCTTTAGTAATTTTAGATTGAACCCAGGCTTCAATATTTCCTTCACCCTTCATTTTCTTTTTAAGTCTTTTTGCGGCATCAATTACTGTTGATAACTGAGATCTTGCCATTGAATGTTCATGATCTTTTTCTTCATTTGCTGGATGAGGACTATTAGGATCATAAGCATCAGAACTTAAAGAAACTGGTGTAGAATACATATCCCAATACTTTGGTCCAAATTTACACTCTCCGCGAGTTTCATTTTTCTTACATCTGGGGCAATATCTTTGAATTCCAAATTCTTCCGGAACACAATTAGGAACTTCTTTACCACCCTTTATTTTTGTGGGTTTATTTGGATTTACCTTTTTATTATCCCAACATTTTGACGCACCAACATTCTTACGAGCTTGTTTTAATCCTTCCTCAATATCTAATGTTTTTGGATACCCCTTTTCATGAGGTTTTTTAGGGGGAAGACCTTTTTTTCTTCGAGCATGTATTCTATCCCAAAGTCCCTTATTTCCTTCATTAATATTTTCGGATTTCATATTAACTCGAAATAAACTTATTCTTCATTATTATTTAGAAAACCTTGCTTCAATAATTTTGATAATTCTGCTGTTGAACCAACAAATAAAGCATTATTTGTGACATTATTTGAAACTTTTGGAATGTCTTCTTCAATTTCCTTTATCTTTTTCTGCAAATCTGCCAATTTATCTGTTATATCGGCAACATTTTTTATACCCTGAAGTGCAACTTCATATGCTCTTGGAGAATCACTTTCTCCGGCAAGTTCCATAATTCCATTAATTGCCTCTTGACCCTTTTCTATTAAAGAATATAAATTCGCCCTAGTATATTCATAATCTTTTTTTATATCGTTAGAGTCTTTAATAGACTCATTTGCAGATAATAGAATCTCATCGTTATTATGTAAAACTTCACTGATTGAGTTAAATTCATTCATAATAATTAAATATCAGTTTGTTGGGTTGGACTATATGTGCGAGAGTCTGTGAACATAACCAATTCATCATTAAATCCAAAATCATCGTCTGGATCTGCATTGATTGGATCGATAGTATTGGTATACCTCATTTCCCTCTTTGCTGTTTGTCGATTAGTATCTGTATAATAATCAACTTGAACCTTGCGAATAAGTCCATCAGACTCTCCACCAGGAACTGGACCAAACAAGTATGTTTTTGCAGTAAATTGTAAAGTATAAATTAAAGACCTTCTAGTTAAAAAATCTCCTTCATAATCGTCCTGAAAAGATATATTATCTAGAACAATAGGAATATCCTTTTTCTCTCCCAATTCATCCACCAAATCGACAGTTAGATTAAAAGATGGTTGAAAAAATGGTAATATTTGTTCAACCACTTGCAAAGCATCATCGTTTAATTTTGATATGATACTTAGTTCAAAAGTAATATTGTATGGAACTGGCATATAAACTTTTTTAACTGTGGAATCAGTTCCACAAACTTTAAAAGTTTGAGCAGTATTTAATTTTCTAGATGTATCATATCTAATTGAAGTCATTTCAAATGACATTCTTGGTAGAGTTATTTGAACAGGTTTATTTAATTCCTGCACCTGTTCTAATCTAGCTAGAAATTTTTGAGTAGGACCATATGCAATAGGAACCTTAATCTTACTTAGATCATTACCATCTTTGTCATCATGAACAATATATAAGTCATTAAATAAAGTTCCGAAGGCAATAATAGTTTTTCTAATTATCTTGTGATAAAAATATGTTCCTAGCATTAATAGTTACCGAAAGGATTATCTTCAGAAAAATCTAAGAAAGTATCTGCTTCCTCTTCAATTTCTTCATTTTGTCTATATTTATCAACTGTATCATCTAAATCATGTCCATAAACGACAAAAGTTGCTGATGACGCTGTACCAACTATAACTTCTCCTGTAATAAATTGACCTGAGTTTATTGATATTTTAAGTTGATTAGTATCTGCATCCCATTCTCTAACATATGCAGTTGCACCGGAAGATGAACCAACAATAACCTCATTGTATATAAATGTTCCTATTCCAGTTGAAGAGTTTGGTTGAGCAATATTTACTGTCGGTGCAGATGAATATCCCGATCCTCCACTAGAAATAAGAATAGAGTCCACAGTTTGACCTTCTAAAACTGATATTGCAGATGCTCCAGAACCACCACCAGAAGTAAATGACACATTGGGAAGTGTTGCGTATCCATTACCATTATCAATTATAGTTACTTGATAAACTCCATTTGTATCTGTATTAATCGAACAAGTTGCAGCTGCCCCTATACCATCAGAACCTGAAATTGTTATTGTTGGTGCAACTGTATATCCAACCCCAGCATTTAGTAATAAAATTCTTTCAACTGAATAAATGCCGTTTATACTTGTTGTAATTGCAACACCTCTTGCATCAATTCCTCCAGATGGAGCATTGGAAAAAGTTACAGTTGGAATAGTTTTGTATCCATAACCATCATTATTTAAGAATATATC